AGAAAAACCACGGGCCCGGGAAGGCCCGGAAACATGAGCCCGGAAGCCTTGAGCGAAGCCCCGGAAGAAACCCAACAAAAAGCCCGCTATAAATATATAAAAATGTTTGAAAACTATTAAGAAAATAGGCAAAAATTAAAATCCCGTTTGTTGTGAATAATTGAACCCTTTAGACTAATAAAATCAGTAAGAAACTGGACAGCCCCAGAAGAAAAAAAGCCCCGGATAATTCATGCTATTATTAGCATAAGAAAGACTTGAAGTAATACCATTAATATCATAAGTAAACATAGGGTTTATTGGGAAACGGAAAGAACCAGAAGGCAAACCGGGCCGGGAATCAAGTATAAGAAACAGATTGTTATATACATGAAAGCCCCGGTACTGGCCCTGAAGGACTGAGTTTTCAGAGATATTACACACTCCGGCCCTTACTGATCCTTTTAAGTACAGTTTTCCCTATGCTTATTTGCGTGCGGGTAATAGATATTTATTATTATATTATATCAAGGCGTCTTCCTGATTCAGCCTTTCCGCCTTCCGGCGGGCCGTTTCCGGGTTTTCCGTTTCCAATAGGCAAGCCCCAGACAGGCCGTCAATAACATAATAACTTTTTTCTGTTTTGTTTTCAATGACTTTGAATCGTTTCATAATAAACCCTCCCGTTTATTAATTGATTATTATAAAAGCACGGCAATGAAGCAAGCGGTCAGCATGAACAATAAAAATAATATGAACACGCCGAAGCCCAGAGCCCCGCATATAAACATAGTCAAAAACATAATGCCTTCAGCCAGCAAGCCCAGAATGAAAGCGCAAGCCCGGCCTAAGTAATTAATAATTTCTAACACATAAGTGATAATATTGTTTAACATATTGGCCCCTTTCACGGTAAAGGCAAGGGAGCCCCGCCGGGCAATTCCCGCCTGATTTTTAATTTCTGTTTTATCCTTCTTTGTTTCAAGTATTTACGAATAAAGTCTTTAATCATTATACGGCCCCTTTCGCAACCACGGAATCAATCAGCATATCCGGGTCTATGTTAATATTTAACCTGAAACATCTGTCCATAAAATCTTGAATAGCGTCAATGTGTAAAGGCTTGTTTGTTTTTAGCGTGACTTGTTTCCGCTTCCCGTGTCCGTTTGTCCGTTCGTATGTTATTGTTTTTGTCATTGTTCGGCCCTCCGTTTCCGTTTGTCTGCTCAAAGCATAGCACGAAGCCGGGAACGTGTCAAGGGCACCAGCAAAAAAATTTGAAGCCGGGGACGTTTCCCGTCGAGAAACCAGCCAGAAAAAATTTTTTGTCCCGGCCTTGAAGCCCGGCCCCGGCCAGCCGGAAGAGCCCCGGACGCCGGGCAAGACACCAGCAAACCACGCAGTCATAATTTATAATAATATAACACTAATACATATAGACAAGTAGACTTCAGAAGACTTCAGAAGACTTCATATCTTACCCGCTCTTCGTGAAGACTTCAGAAAGATTCAGAAGACTTCTGATAGACTTCTGTAAGACTTTAGGAAGACTTCTGAAGTCTATCAGTTTATAAGTAAATAAGATAAGGGTTTAAGTATTAAGTAAAATAGTCAAGAGATAATATACATGTATACCTATGTATCTTTAAGCAAAAGAAGTATACGAGTGGTCTTTATTATCTTTAGATCCAAGCATGTGTTTGCACGTTCGATAATTTCCGGCTGTGGAAAGATTGAGATATTGGAAAACCGCAGGAACCAGCAGGGCCCGGCCCGGAGCCAAAGCGTAGGCCGGAGCAAAGACTTCAGGAAAAAGAACGGCTCCCTCATATTGTTTACCTGCCCCGTGCTCTGAAGTTACCATACAAAGTCTTGAATATGATATTTTGTTTGGTAATTTTTTCCGAACCAGAGTATGTGGTTCGATAAGACTCTGCGGGAGGCCCCGGTAAAGTAAGGAATTTTCCGAACCCATCGAACCCTGAAGTCAAAAAATATCCCGGGAAAATTTTGGCCTCCTGACAGGATTGGGATTTTCGGGGTCTCGGGGTGTCCTGAGATACCCGGTATCCTTGCTGAGAGGCCCGTCAGTGGACGAACGGCAGTTCAGTAGGGGTAAGCAACGTCTTGGCCCGAAAAAGCCGGAATACGGCCAATCTGACGCAATATGAATATTATATAATATAATAAGTAAAGAAGTAATAATACTGATTGAAGGCGAGCACGGCTTCTGCCGGGCGAGGTTGCCATCACATCAGAAAGAATAAGCCCGGCGAAAACGAGCTTCGCTCGTTGAAAGCGGGATGTTATTCCGGGAAACCTATCAGAAACACCTAACAAACCTATTAAAATCCAAGAATTTAATACTTTCCGCAGTATAAGTTTACAGAAATCTTTTGAAAGTGGTATTTTCTTAAGTCCCTAATTTGTATTTAAGTATGAGGGAGAAAATGTGTCTATGAGTAAAAAACATACACTTGCACAAGAATATCAGCAATTGGCTTATGCCTTATTCCAAGAGAATCTTTTTAGCTTGGAGGGCATGGAGATGGAATCCAAAGAAGGTTTGATTGAAGAATTTATTCCTAAATCTGAGATTCTTGAAAAGGCCATTGAAACTTTAAATGAGTTCGGACGCCTGATGGCGTCGGACAGGAGGTTACAGAATGAAATTGACTCAGGAGAGGATAGCTCGGTACCTGAAGAAACAGAAGCAAACGAATGATTATTTACTGAAGGTGACCAGTAAAAATCGTAAGGGCTTAATTCTTTTATCACGAGCCCGGGCCTTGCTTTTGGAAGGTGAGACAGAGCTTCGTAAATTGAACGAATACCTGACACGTGGAGGTAAGGATAATGGATAATCCGATTTATTTAATTAAGGGCGGGATTGCTTTCCCGTTGGAACGGCTCGGTTTTATTGACCGACCATTTTCTTTTAGGCTGCCGGATGGAAAAGAATTTGAAGTTAAAGAGGATGAGCAGCCGATTTTCTTTGCCCGGAAAAGAATGAAGGTTTCTGGTAAAGGGATTGTCAAAGCAAAATATATTCATCGTTATTGTGTGGGTGTCCGCCGGAATGATGGATCTGAAGAAAAGAATTGGGTTTACCCGGATGGCACATTTGATGTGACGGGTGATAAACCAAGTGAATAAGATTATGAGTAGACAAGATACACAATTTAAACAGGGTAATGTTCCTTGGAATAAGGGAAAACAATTATCTAAGGATCAGTCTGGCGGTAGGAAAAGGATTAAGTTTAATATTAATAAAGTAAAGAAATTATATTTGGCCGGACAATCTACAATACAACTTGAAAAGCAGTTTGGTATAAGTAGCAATACTATTGCTAGGAGATTAGATCAAATAGGGGTTAATAGGCGATCAAGAAGTGAAGTATGCAGTTTAGTGATGAATAGACCAGAAGTAAAGCGTAAATTTGATTTGAAAAGAAAAGTCCGTTGGAATAAGCCAGAAGAACATTTAAAAATGAGTCAATTTCAAAGAGAGTTGAATAGAAATAAATCTTGGAAAATTAATAGGATTAAAAATTCACGAAAGGCACAATCCCATAAAAAAACAAAACCAGAAAAGATAATTGAACCTTTTCTAAAACAATTTGGTTTTGAGTATGCAGGTGATGGAAAATTCTTTATTGAATCTTTTAATCCAGATTTTGTAAATAAAGAAAGAAAAATAATTATAGAAGTTTTTGGAGATTATTGGCATAATTTACCAAGATATAAAAAGGCTGATAAGAGAAGGTTGTTGGTTTATTCTGAGGCGGGGTATAAAACAATTGTTTTTTGGGAATCTGAAATTATTGGTGCCAATAATCTATCTGAGAAGATATAGGAGGTAATATGAGCAGTGTTATCAGTATTGTACAAAATGCGGGCCAGAGTTATGCGGGTGCTGCTCAAGAAGTCGCAAAAAATATTTCTTATTTAATCCAGCAAGATAGTGCTACGGTAAATAAGACGGCCAGCCCGATGACGGTTCCAGAAGCAGGAACGAGGTATTCTTATGAGGTCTGGATTCGTTTACGTTGTGACTTAGCTCCCAATGTTCGTGTTGATAGTATTAAAGCGTGGTATGATAGTGGTATGCCAGCGTCGGGATATAACCTAACAGTGAATAGCGACGTGATTAATTCTTATCAGGCTCCGGTAAACATTCAATCTACCCGAGGAACCCGGGTGGAATTTGATACAAAAAATTCAGAGGGTAACTCAATTAGTTTAGACGGTACCCTAACAGATGTTGGAGATTATTCTTCTTGGTTGGTATTTCAATTAGAAGTATTATCTACGGCAGAGACAGGAAATTTTGAAATAGAGTATACAATTCAATATGATGAATATTAATACTTAAATATTGAAGGGAGTTGCATAAATATGGAATTAGCGCAGTTTGGTGATGTGATGAAAATTGTTGGTGGTATTGTTGCGCTGTTGAATTTTGTGGGGATTATTTTTCTCTTCATTGCAAATAAGATGGCGTTTACAAAAATTATGACCAATGATCTAAAACACTTAGACGGAAAGCTCGACGGTGTTTCATCTAAACAAGAACAAATTGAAAATAAAGTCGTTTCTCTGAGTGAGGACGTTTGTTATATTAAGGGACAGTATGATGCAATGTTTCCGGTTAAAACAACCCGTCGAAGAACAACTCGGAGAGCTACTAAAAAAAGAACCACGAAAAAGAAGGTGAAAAAATAATGGATTTTAAAATTTCTGCGGGAGCCGGACAACAAGGTAAATGTCCCGAGTGCGGTAAGAAAGTTTTGCCGATGCTTAGGGGAGGCGTGAAAATGCTGGTTTGTTCGTGCGGATGGAAACAGATTTTGAAAAAGTATCCCCAAAATTCTGTGAATCTTAAACAAATTTCTAAGAGGTAAATTGTGAGGGCGACATGGGAGTTGATTATTTATCTGGGGAGTTTCAAGTAAATACAACCCCACACGCTTTTAATCCGGTCTTTGATATATCAAAGTTTTCGTTCTTTTCAGATGAGGGAGATTATTACATCCAGTTAAAAGATGAGAGTGGATGGGGAGATTGGATTCCGGGACTTAAAGATATTGAAACTGGCGACGATTTTCCGTGTCGAAATATCCGGGTTAAATCCAAATTAGGGACAATAAAACTTAGGTATTATATTAAAGGAACACGGTAATGTGGAAAGCGGTAGGTAAAGTTATTGAAAAAATTAAAATTAAGATTGTGACTCTATTAAAAGGAGGAAGATACAACTCAGAATCAAACACCAACCCTAATGGTGGTCACTTTCTTTAAGGAGAAAAGAGAGGAGAAAAGAGAATGGAAAAAACGACTGTAAATAAGATTCGTAAGGTCGAATACGTTGCGGTTGATTTCGCAGAGAGTTTATCTGATCTGACAATCACGGTGAGAAAGCCAGATGGAAGTTTACTGGCCCCGGCCCCAACTGTTACTGAACAAGGCGACGGTGTTTATGAGTTCAGTTATACGCCGGATGTGGTCGGTCTTTGGCAGGAGAGAGTTGTCTCTGCTGTAAATGGAGATAAGGCTTATCGCAATGTGGATGTCGTAGCTGTCGATTTGGATGATGTAGATTCCAAAGTAGACGGTGTTGAAACGAAAGTTGATAATGTTCAATCTACCGTTAATACGGTTGACGGAAAAGTAGATACTGTTGATGGAAAAGTTGACAGCGTGCAAAATTCTGTTAATACTGTGGACGGTAAGGTTGACTCCGTTGATGGGAAAGTTGATAGTGTCCAGACTTCGGTTGATTCGGTTGAAGGTAAAGTCGATCAGGTTAATACCAAGATTGATAATATCGACGGCCAGATTAAGCCGGGCGGATACTTTCTTTAATAAAGGACTTGCATAATGGCTCGGGTGAGAGTAGCGTTTGCGTCTAAAGACTATGTTTCCGGGCAGCAAGTCAGATTCAAGGTCTATGATGATGACAATAGTTTGATTTATCAAGGCTTTGGAACTGAATGGGCCAATACAGGAGTTTATTACGTTGAAGGTGATTTGAATTTCTGGTTTGGTCAAACATATCTTGTTATGGCAGAGGAAGTTACAGGAAATTGGAAAGCCTCAAAAATCGTAACAAGGCAAGATGTTATTTAAGAAAAAAGGGATAAGCGACGGCCCAGAAAATTTTTCTTAAGTAACTAATTTGTATTTAATAGTAGAAACTAAGGAGGAAATTAATATGGCTGACTTGAAAGCAAATGTCGGACGTATTCTTGTCGGTTCAAAAGAAATTGCGAACTGCGAGGGTATTGAAGTTGATTATGATTTCAACCCGATCAAGTACTTTGCAGCCGATAGACAGTACCCTATTTTCGTTACTCACGGTAATTCTGAGTTGACGATTACAGTTGACTGTGTTGAATACAAAGCAGACGATACCTATGCGATTGATACAATCGCTCAGAATGGTACAGCTGTTACCGTTCAGTTGTTGGCTGGTTACCGGGGTGGTGGTATTCCTGCTGCGACTTACAATAATTGTGTGGTCGTTCAGTATACTGTTACGTCGAGACAGGGTGATGTGGTCAAGGCTCGTGTAATTCTGAGTAAACAGTCTGACACGTAATACGATGGAAACTAAGGAGGATAAATTAATGGAACTGAATAAGAAAAGAAATGGATTTCTCCGAACGTCCATCCGTGAAGTGGATGAAGCTAATCTGACGATTACGCATACCATTAATACGAAAGCACTTGATCGTTATAGCACCATCGTGTTACCAAAAGGTGCTGACGTTAAGCATTTTTTGAATAATGCTGTCGTTTTGTGGTCTCACAATATGGATGAAGCCACGCCGAAAATCCCTATCGGTCGATGTATTGATTTGGACATTCGTGAGGATGAAATTGTTACCACGACTGAGTTTAACAAGAATGATCCGTTGGCTGTGAAAGTGTTCAACGCCTATAAGGATGGATTCTTACACGCTTGGTCAATTGGATTCATGCCGTTGAAATATAAACGGTACGATGAGGAGAACATGGAAGACCTTAATAAGAAGTATGGTCTGAACGTCACCAGAGAACAGATTGATGATGCTGATTTCTGGGGTGTCTACCTCATTTATAAATGGGAACTGCTTGAGTATTCGGCTGTTCCGGTTCCAGGAAACCCTGAAGCCTTAAGTGCTGATGGCGCAGAGAAGTATAAGCGTGAATTGGTTACCAGAGGTTTGGTGGACGAAAAGTCTGCGAAAGAGATGGATGTTCGGGAAATGTTACGACGTGACGAAGAAGAAGAAAAACCTGAAGAAGATCAAACTGAGGAAGAAGCGACGGAAGAAAACGAGGAACCAAAAGAAGATAAGCCTGAAGGCGAAGAGGTTCCCGATTCAAATAAATCTGAAGAAGAGGCCGAGGAAGAGGCTCCGGCTGAAGAGGAATCTACCGAAGAGACTGAATCTGAAGAGGAGGAAACTCCTGAAGAAGATGAAGAATCCGAGGAAGAAACTGAATCGTCCGAAGAGGAAGACCCTGAAGATGAGGCTGAAGCTGAAGAAGCGGAAGAGGAATCTGATGAAGAGTCTGAAGAGGATGAATCTGAGGAGGCTGAATCTGAAGAGGATGAAGAAGAATCTGATGAATCAACGGAAGATGATTCTGATGAATCTGAGACCGTCGCCAAGGACACCGACAAGGAAACAGAAGAAGAGCAAAAACCTGATGATAAAAAGGCTCTCGAAACCAAAGTCGATGAACTTACTCAGAGAAATCAAGAGTTATCGGAGAGGTTGGCTAAGATGGAAGAAAAGATCAATGAGATGTCTCGTGTTTCAAAGATCTTGGATGAAATCAAAGAAACCCTCGATGTTGATAACATAGATAAGGTTCGGGACGCAGCCCAGAAAAGAAAGGGCCATAATCCTGACACGTGGTTTAGTAATTACCTGCGTGGAAATCGTTAAACGGAAATTACGGTTTAGAACAAATCGTTTGAAATAAACAAGGAGGAAACTGAATATGGATTTCGTAATTCCTGCTGGATCAGCAACCAATCTGCCTAAAGAATTGGTAGACAAAATTGTTCACGACGCCATCGAAAAATCTTTGGTTCTTCGCATGGTTGATTCTCGGGATCAGTTGATCGAAATCGTGAATGAGGGTACTATTCCTGTTATCGGTGAAGAGGATCTTGATAAGGTCTATCGAATCGACAATACGGCGGATATTACTACTCTGACCGAAATGAGCTTCGACATCAAGTCTCCTGACTTGGAACCTGTCGAATTGGGTACTTACATCTACTTGAAGAAAAAGCAGGTGGCTCAGTATCCTGAGCTTAAGCTCGATCAGTTGTTCCGCAACAAAATCAGCCGGGCTATCGCTCGTACTGCTGATAAGATTGCACTGAAGGGTGATACTGGTGCGGTTGGTGCGACTAACACTCTCACTATCGCTGATGGTATCGAAAAGCTGGCGAATACAGCGAACGCTGCTAACTCTCCGGTTGAATACACAACCTCTAACGCCCAAAATATCTTGGACGCTGTGGCGGAAGCCCAGAATGACCTTGGTGTTTACGGTTCTGAGGAAGATGTTGAAGACTTGGTGCTGTTGGGTTCTGCTGACTTCGTGACTGCTGCCAAGAAATCTGCCGATAAGGACATGGTTGGATATGACATCGACGATGTTCCGGCTCTTGGTTTGCGCCGAGTGGTTCACATCCACGGTATTCCGCTTATCCGTCGCTTGAACATCACGGGTGAGAAAGCTATCTTAGCGAATATGAAGGGTGCTTTCGCTGGATACTACGGAAATATCGAGGTTGACGTGGAACACAAGGCGGGTCGTAGGGCTGACCTCTTGGTTGTTACCTACTGGTTCGACTTTGTTTGGGCCTATGTGAATGGTAGCAATAAGAGTGAAGGTCTTATCACCGTCCAAAAAGCAAGCTCGTAATCTTGATGAAATTAGTCGGGTAGGGGTTTTATCCCCTACCCGTTTTACCTTGAAACTTGACCTCAATAAATTGATGGAGGAAATTGATGGCTGCAATTCGTTTAATTAGTGATGAAATTCTTACCTTCGTTCCCAATCCCGGGAAAGAAAATTTCCAGAAACAAAAAGGATATATTATTCCGTCCCCACAAGGGAAGTCTGTCATTGTGGCTTTTATAAGTCATTTGCATGACGGCCCACGTATGCCTTCGATTATTCACTCCGCAATAAAAAATGATCTTGGTGTTGTTTATGTTTGTGATAAGATGCCAGAAGATCCTGTTATCGACCCGCATATCCACTACTTAGAAACCCCAGATAAATGGTTTATTCATACGCTTTTTATGAACCCGCTTCAATTCGCCTCTGTTTATGCTACCCGGAGCGCAAATAAATTAGCTGAGGCGTTTTCCAGTTTTACAAAATATTTTATCCCTATTATCCGTAAAGATAGAGACTTAAGTCGTTTATCTGATAATTATGAAAAGAATAAAGATAATATTCTCGTCGAGGTTTTTGGCGGTGTGGGCGATCATCTTTTAACTATTCCTTCTTTAAAAACATTGGCTGAGAGAGGCAATAATGTTTATGTGCTCTGTGATGAGCATAGGAATCCGTGTTATCATAATTTACCTTACATTAAAGGCTTTTATTCCCGGAGGAATGAAGTAGATATTTCCAGATTCAAAAAAGTTATCTATCTAAATTTTGGACAACTTTTAAATGATTATCGACAAGATTTTAATAAACAAAACCGTATTTATTCGGTGGCAGAATTATGTGGACTTCGGCCAGAGGATTTGGTTATAGATAGGCCGGAGATTATTTTAACAAAGGATGAACAAAATAATGCTCAGAGAAAATGGGCTCCTTATCAAAAGAAAATTTTTCTTGGTTATGATAGTGCCAGAGTGGACTCAAAACTTCCGAGTGATATAACTCAAGAAGTAATTAATAAATTAAAGGCCAGAGGTTATACAGTTTTTGTTACCTCTAATCGTAGACGCTCATATACAAATTGTATTGACCTGAATAAAAAATTAGAATTGAGAGAAATGTTTGCCTTGGTTTCGTTAATGGATTGCGTTGTGACTGTGGACACATCTTTTTTACATGTTGCGGGAGCGTTCAATAAAACAACTTTCTGTTTAATGAATTATTTTAAGCCTGAATGGAGATGCAGCACGTATAAAAATTGTACGACGTATACGCCTAATGTTAGTTGTTTTCCTTGTTTTCCAGCAAACACTTTAGTAAATACGGAGCATGGATTAAAGGCTATTCAAGATATTTATGTTGGTGAAAAGGTGTTGACGCATACCGGAAAGTTATTACCTGTAACAAAAACATTTCAGAGACATTATGCGGGCGAATTAGTTGGCTGTAAAGTTAAGGGTTGGGGAGATTACATCTATAGCACACCAGAACACCCTTATTTTGATTTTGACAAGCAAACTTGGGTAGACGCAAAAGATTTGAAAATAAAGGATCATCTATATAGACCTAGATTAAAAGAATCAACAAAACCCGTTGTTTATGATCTAGCAAATTTTACAGAGGGTTTAGAGTATTCCTGCAATGCGGATAAGATTAAACAAGTTAGTTCTGTAAAAATAAATAATAACAGGATACACCAATTAAATAGGTATATTAAATTAGATGGTAGCCTAGCTAAATTATTTGGGTATTACTTAGCAGAAGGAAGTTTGCAGGATAATTGTGTAAGATTTACTTTTCATAGGGATGAAACGGAATATATTACAGAAGTATTTTCTTTAATGAAGGAGTTATTTGGTATTCCGGGAACTTTGAGCAATCATGTTTCTGACAAGTCAGTTCAATTACAATTTACTTCAGTTATTTTGTCTAATTTTTTTAAATCAATGTGCGGAAGGAATACATTAACAAGAAAAGTTAAAAGTATACCCAAAGATATTTTATTCGGCGGTAAAAGTATAGCGCATAGTTTATTACAGGGATTTTTTAATGGAGACGCACAAAAAACTAATAAAAATATTTTTAGTATTAAAATAACTGAAAGACAGCTAGCAAATGATATTTATTGCTTATTTAATTTTTTGGGCTTAAGTAGTTCTTTTTCTTATAGGTTAAATAAACCAAATAGTTTTCACGATAGTGCTTGGTGGTCATATAATTTAACTGTTTCAAAGAGGAGTTTTTATAATTCCAATAAAATATTTTATCACAGAAAAGGGGAATACGAGATACAGAGTTTAGATAAAAAATTGTTTAACGGAACGGTTTATAATCTAGAGGTGTCAGAGGATAATTCTTACTGTGTTATGGGTTACGCTGTTCATAATTGTGTAGCAAAACAGTTTGTATGCTCAAAGGAATGGAAGTGCCACGATAAATCTTGTTATACGTACCATAATTGGGATCAGGTTTATAAAGATGTTGATGAATTTTTTAGATTAAGAGCACAGAAAGAATCTGAGAGGATTAAGGTTTCGGAATCTGAATATATCCCGGCCCCACCAGAAAAGATTTGCGAAGAAGATCTTCCGGCCAAAGTAGTCAAGATTAAACCAGATCCCTCCAAAAAGATAGCAGCATTTTGGATGGGTGGTATGGGAGATGCGGTAATGTTGGGTTATTTGTGTCGGGCTATGAAAAGAAAATATCCCGGATGTCAGATTGATGCGTTTGTTAGAGATTTAAACCAAGTATCGGTATTCATTTTTGATTATCCTGAGATTAAGGCACATTATTCTAATTTAAGCTGGGGAAAGACCTTGAACAAAATCAAGGATAATTATGATGTAATCTATGAGTTTAGGCCTTATCCGTATGTATGGAATAACTTTGCTTCTAGACTAAATAAACCTTTTAATGAAGAGCTTTATCGGAATTGGCAAAAGTCTACAGGATATATTTTAGAAAATTGGAAAGATCAAACCTTTAAATATTATGCACAGCAAACTGATCTTGACTTAATTGAAGATGATATGAGAATTCCTTTAATAGAAAAACCAAATTTATCTGGTTATTTAAAGGAACAGTATAAGTTAAAAGATAATTATATTACAATCAGTTCAGGTTGCGATCAGAATGTTGGTGTAATGAAATTGTGGCCAACGGATAAATGGGGTTCTTTGATTAAACTATTAAAACGTCGTGGCCATGAGGTTGTTCAGTTAGGCTCTAAGATGGACGTAAGTTTACCCGGAGTAAGGAAAATTTCTTGTAAAAATGTTATTGATTTAATGTATGTGTTAAGTAAAAGTAGGTTTCATATAGGTAATGAGGGGGGTTTAATTCATTTAGCTCATGCGGTAGGTACAAAGAGTGCAGTTCTTTTTGGGCCGACAAATCCCGTGCTCTATGGTTATCCCGATAATATTAATATTTATGCAGATAAATGTCCCTCCTGTTGGTGGCGTGTTCATGGATGGAGCAGTAAGTGTAAAGAAGGCCATAAGACCTGTGTGAATATAGATAAAATTTCTGTTCATCAAGTTTATTGTAATATTTTGAAAGGATTAAAAAATGAAAGTTTGTGTCATTGGATTAGGTGAGATTGGTTGGGAAACTTTTAAGGAGATTTCAAAATCTAAAAATCACGAGATGATTGGTGTAGAGGTTTTGGATTCTCGTATTAAAGAAATTAATCCTGACGGAAAATATCAGATTGGAAAGGTAATCCCATCAGAGGCAGATGTTTATATTATTTCTGTTTATACGCCTCAGCAAATTAGAGATGTTATATCTCAAATTAATTTAAAACGTAAACCTTTGGTTGTAATTGAATCGACTCTTCAACCGGGTGAGACAAAAAAGATGGTGGAGGATTATCCGGGGATTAAATTGGTTTTATTTCCGCATAGGTATAATCCAAAAGATCCTGAGCATCATGTGTTTAATCTTAATAGACTCATCAGTGCCTATGATGAAGAGGCATTAATGAAGGCTCTTTCTTTTTATGGAGAGTTCATTTCAAATAAAAGATTATTTATTGTTGAACCGGAAATTGCTGAGTTATCAAAACCGTTGGAGAACGCATATCGTTATATTGAGATTGCTATTGCAGAAGAGATAAAAATGATGTGTGAAGAGAAAGGAATTTCTTTCGATCATTTAAGGGCTGCTATGAATACTAAATGGAATATTGATTTGAAAGAGGCCCGCAATGGAATTGGCGGAAAGTGTCTCCCAAAGGATTGTAAATTTATTAATAAATTTTTTCAGAACAATGTGATATTTGAGGCAGCGTTAGCTGTGGATGATATTTATAGGCTGCATCTTAAAGGTAAGGGTGAAGAAACGGAGGGCTATCGTGAAATTAGTTAATGAATCTGATTTAATTTTATCATCGAACCCAAAATCGGGTATGAGTCTCCTTGAATTAAGGTATCTTTGCGGTTTTATTTTAGAGGTAAAACCAAAAAGGATTCTTGAAATCGGAACAAAGCATGGTAGGACGGCGATTAATATGGCTAAGTTTAGTCCTATCGACGCTAAAATTTTTTCTGTTGATATTGATGTTTTGAAAAAACCTGATATTTGTAATTTACCTGAGTATAAAAAGTTGACTTTTTTTGAGGGGGATACAACAAAGTTTAACTTCGAGAAAGCGGGCTTGACTGATTTTGATATAGTTTTAGTTGACGCTAATCATTTGGAATCCTTTGTGATTAACGATACAAAAATTGCTCAACGTTTAGTAAAGTCTGGTGGTTTCATCGTATGGCATGATTATAATAAGGACAGTCAATATAATAACTTGCGAGTAACCACGGCGTTAAATAAGCTGGGGATTAAACCTAATGTGATGGGTGAAACATCTTTGGCCTTTCTACAAATATTTAAATAATGAATCAAGAAATTAATATTATAACATGCGCTGGAACGCAATTCTCAGGATTATCTTCGTTATCCTATTTTTTCAGAGGTTACTTTAAGCGAGGCGATTATGTATAAACTAAATTTAGGTTGTGGGGATAAAAAGATGCCGGGATTTATTAATGTGGATATTCGAGAGGATGTAAACCCAGATATTTGTACGGATATTTCTGATTTATCTCAATTTAAGGATCAGTCAGTTGATTACATTTTAGCACATGATGTAGCAGAACATTTTCCTCACGAAAAGGTCTGGGCTGTTTTAGTTGAGTGGATTAGGTGTCTTAAAATTGGGGGGAAGATTGAGATTCAAGTTCCAAGTATTGATCGGATTTATGCAGATCGAGATAAGATTATTAATCGACATAAAGGAGATTCTTCTTTAAGGTTTTCTCGTTTAATTTTTGGGGGTCAAGATTATCCATCAAATTTTCATTGTGTTTGTTTTACTTATGAATTTTTTAAATTAATGGAATCCAAGTTGAATTTAAAAATCGTTAAATATTATCCTGAGATTGGATTGTACAATCATGCGGTAATTATGGAGAAGGTGAAATGAATTTAAAGGGAAAAAAGATTTTATGGTTAACCGATTATACCGTAGCGGAGGTTCCTTCGGGAGGGGCAGAAATTACCGATTCCTATATTATTAAAGCCGGGTTACAACTCGGTTATGATATTACGGTTTGCCGACCGAGTAGTTTAAGATCACCTCTGTTACAGAAGAGTGATTTGGTAATTTTTAGTAATTGTTATGAATTCCCTAGACCAGCATTAATGAGAATTATGGAAGAGAAACCTTATATTGTTTATTCACACGATTCTGGTCGTTGGATACAAGTTTTAAAGAAAAATCCTGAAATGATGCGGAATGCTTTAGCAACAATATTTTTGTCTCCGTTACATCGAGATTGTTTTATTAAATATTTGGAAGGAGCTAAGAATGTTTTATTGGTTCCTCCACATATTCCCTATTCTTTTTTTGATAAAGGAGAATCTCGTGAGAATAAAATTATGTTTGTTGGAAATATTCACGATGGAAAAGGTGTTCCGACTATTATTGACTATGCAAAGAAGCATCCTGATATGATATTTGATTTTTATTTTGGGCGGGGCAGTTCCTATTTGAAACAGCAATTAAAAAAGTTAGGGAATTGTAACTTAATTGGCTATGTGCCAAAGGAGGAGATTTATAATAATTATAATAAATATAAGTATTTTATTCATATACCACAGCATCAAGAGGCTTTTGGACGGGCTGTGGGTGAGGCTTACTTATGTGGGTGTGAGTTAATTGTAAATGAGCGGGTTGGAGCGATGTCTTATGGTTGGGATTATAAGACTTTTAGAGAAAAAACGATGCGGGCTCACTTCCTTTTTTGGGAAGAATTAGGTAAAATTGGCGACAAAATAGGGTAAAATCACGTGAGGATAAGAGAGATTTTTATTTTTCTTAAGCCTCTAAATTGTATTTAATAATAGAAGGAGAGTGTTAAGATGAAAAGTTTTATATTTGGAAAGCACACTTACGGGGATAAGATCATATTGACCCACCTTAAAAACACCCTCGAAAATTGTGAATATCTGGGTGAAAAAGTTGACTTATCTCGAATTAAACCGGATGAAGAAAATTTAATTGTAGTTTCAAACTCAGCCCTGTTTCAGATAGATCAGGACAAGGTTTTAGGCTACATCAATAAAGACAGGTCGAAACCGTTAATGGTTCTTCGCAAGGTGAAGACTTTTGGTACGGTTTTCTTTGGCCCTAATTTTGAGGTCGAAAAGATCACTACCAATAAATCCTATACTTTTGCGGGGATGCTCTTTTTACCTAAAAGGTATTTTGAAGCGTTACCTGATAAAAAGAAGACTGTGGCCGAGATATTTAGGACTGTTCCTTATGAGGACTGGCGGTTTTACATTATTTCTGGGAGTAGACGATGACGGAGTTACAGATAGGATATATTGCCGGGTTTTTTGATGGTGAAGGAACTATTCATGTTAGTCCTTATAGTAGAAAAGGAAAAAGAAAAGGTGAGAAATCCTATCAAATCGTGGTTCGGGTTGGAAATACTAATAGGAGAATTTTAGAAAATATTCAATCTTGGTTAGATTATGGCTATATTTTTGATGATCCAACCCCGAGAAAGAAACCTTTTTATGTATTAATAATTAATCATCAGGAAGATAAATTAAAATTTTTGGAGTTGATTCTCCCTTTTTTAATTGAGAAAAGAAATCGGGCAGAATTGGTTATTGAGTTTTTAAAGTTACGGTTAAATACAAGAAGAGGTAAAGGCTGTAATTGTCAATCCAACTATACTAAAGTGGAATTAGATTGGTTTAAAAAATATCAGGAGAGGAAATAATTATGCCTTATAAAGGTGAACACGCTGCAAGGATTAAAAATCCCGATCAGTACGACCGTTTCCGTAGAAAGAATAATGAGTTTGGAGATGGTATTGATGTTATTTATGGAATCAAAGATGAAGAGGATGTGACTGAGGTACAGTCTATTCGTTTTGATTCTGATAAGTTTACAGTCAAAGAGGCAAAGGATTGGCTGGAAGAACATGATTGGGATTATATCAAATTTGAACCAGCGATTGATGAAGAAAAACAGAAAAGATTTTTTGGTTCTTTGGTGAAAGACCGGAGACCATATATTGATGATCGTAAGGAGGAGACTCATGGCAATGATAAGTAAGGCAGACGTAGCTTCTGTATTAGGGATTCAGACGGCTGATATTTCTGACTCTGTTTATACGTGGGCCACCAAGCAATTTTTTCTTATGACGGATCTTCAGGAGACCGCAACCCAGAAGACTTATCGAAAATATGTTACTCGGGTGACGAATTTGGTTAAATTACCCGATACGAATATTGCTTCGATTGATGAGATTAAAATTGATGGAACGGCTGTAGATAATTTAACAGAGTTCACAAATTATAAATATAACCCGGATACCGGATTACTCTGGTATGGTGGAGGGTTTGGTAGTGTAGCCCATACCTTAGACGGTGAGCCTTATTCATCTAAAGGGATTAGTGACGGTGGATTTGGAAGCGGGAATTTAGTGGAGGTTACTTATACGATTGCTGCCTATACACACACGAATATCCATGATTATTTAGTTGCTTTGTGTGTTGCAAAAGCTCTGGGAATTTTCACCCCGGATAAAGTGCAGCAGGTTCGTATGATTAAGATTGGAAAATTTCAAAAACAATTTGGGTCAGCTTCAGCAAACCTTAATGATTACCGTAAGATTTTAGAGGCGGAGATGGATAGGATTGTTGATATGATTAATGGTGATGATGGTAAAATGACCATGGATGGAATTTTATAATGAATAAATGTCAGGAATGTAATAAGATTATTTCTAAAAAGGCAACTTTTTGTAGACAGTGTTTTCAAAAAGGTTCTCGTAATCATAGGTATACTGGTAAAAATACTTGTATTGATTGTGGAAAACTTTTAGGTAGACCTGAGTATATACGTTGTTTAGATTGTCGTAGAATATATGTAAGAACGAACCCTAAGAAAGCTCCTGCATATAAAGATGGTCGGTGTTTAAATAACTTTTGTTTAGATTGTGGTAAGAAACTTAAACATCCTAAAAATAAATACTGTATGAGATGTTCTAAGCAAAGAGAAAGAAATCCAGCGTGGCGGGGTGGTGTTACGAATATTTCTGAGTTAATTAGAAAATCAGATAAATATTTATTTTGGAGAAGAAAAATTCTTATTAGAGATTCTTATTGTTGTACGGAGTGTGGTAATTCAAATAATTTAGAAGTTCATCATAAAATTAGTTTAAGAAAAATCATCAAAAGATTTAAGTTAAAGACTTTGGATGAGGCGTATTCTTGTAAATTTTTGTGGAATTTATTTAATGGAATTACATTATGCGATTCGTGTCATATATTAATAGATAAACAAAGAAAAAGATTTGTTGGAGTAAAATAATGTCAGACGAAATTTTTAATGATTTATTAACTCAGACTTGTGACATTTATCGAAGAGAATTTGATACAGATAATGTAGATGAGTGGGGTGCGTCTGATGAGTCTTTTACGAAGAAGTCGGATAATGAGCCATGTCTCTTTCAACAGACAGAGGAGTTGATTGAGTTTAGTAGACGGGGCGAAAAATTATATACACGTTTTTTGGTTTTTATGAAAATTACCGCAGATATAAAAGAGGATGATGTTTTAGATTTTGGCGGAAAGAAATATCGAGTGGTAGGTGTTGAGGACGCTGCGGGCCAAGCCCATCACTATGAGGTAGCGGTAGTTAATTTGGAGAATAATTAAGATGGCCCAAGATTTTGTAATTGATGATTCTCAGTTAGCAAGGTATATTACTCAGCTTGTAGGGGTTCCCCGGAAGGTATCAACAAGAAGCTCTCGTTGGGTAAGAAAGATGACGCACTATACTGAACGGAATATGAAAAAGTTTTCTCGTTCAAAGAGTGATCGATCAACAGGTAAGTTATCGTCAAGTATTTCATCTAAGTATAACTTGACAAATAAATATATTGAAGGTGTTGTTTTTGTACCATCGGATATTAAATATCAGTTCGCTGCTGAATATGGTATTAAAAGACGTTATGTTATTCACGGTAATCCTAAGATGACATTCCCGGCTGAACACTGGAAGAAAGCAAAGCGATCAACGGTGGCAGTACCTCATAGAGGTTATTTCGTTTTTTCTAAAGTTATTCGAGGACGGTATAAAGGTAGACGGTTTACCGAAAGATCTTTTGATAAATTGAAGCAGTATTATGAAAAGAATAAAACGAAGATTATGTCTGATATAGGAAATTCTATTTTATTTGCGAGGTAATAATGAAAGTAATTGGACAAAGAATTATTGAATATTTAAAAAGCGATAGTACACTTGTCAGTCTTTTGGGAAGTGCTCGCAATATTTTTGCTCGGGGATTGAATGAACCAGATAATCGTCCGGCAAAATATATCTGTATTGAGACCAGCCCGGGTGCAGATTTGAATTATGCTTCGGGACAAAACGATGATGTGGATATTGAAATTGGTGTCAGCAGAAAGATTACTAATTCCTTCTCTGCAATGATGCAGATTATGGAACGTGTTGATGATTTAATTAATAAAGGAGAGACTGGTTTGAGTAATACTTATTGGAAAGTTGCTCATATTGCCAGAACAGATTCACCAACACGAGGAGTTTTAGTAGATGATAAATCTAACGAATATTATGCAGTTATTCGTTATGAGTATATTTTAGACGAAAGTTCGTAAGAACAACAATAGGTAAAGTGACCTAACAAAAAGGAGGAAGAACAATGGCTAACGAAAAGATCGTATTATCAAAACCTACCGAGTATGAGTTGCGTGGAGGAGTCTGTGTTAAGGTTTATCCGGCCAGTCTTGAAACCATCTCACAAATCACCCCTAAACTGGATAATTTGGATAAAGTAGCCCAGAAGACAAAAGATTTGTCTAAGCAGGTGGATGCTTTCGTGGATGTTGTCTATGAATTAATTAAAGACGACAATGAAATTAAGAAAGCAGACCTGAAGAAGGCTTTGACTGTCGAGGCGTGTACTCGCATTATTCAGTCGGCTATGGGTGCGCTCGGTTCTGTATCTGCATAAGGGGATCTTATGAGTACAGATAATGAAAAATTGTTTAAGGTTGTAGACATTTTAATGTCTGAATATGGACAGAAACCTGAATATTGGTTGAGTCTGCCCGGAGATGTGATCTCTGGTTTGTTAAAAGCCATTCAACACCGTAAAGGTGCTGAGGCCCGGGCGTGGACAAAACTAATCGGGGCTGCCTGTGCTGCTGGCTTCTCTGGAAAGTTGGATAAATTGGACGGTATTTTTGCCGATGAAACAGAGGAGAGTGAAGAGGTAGATGCAGGAGCTTGGAAAGGTCAGGTTAAGTCTATGTGGATGCGTATGAAGACTAAGAATCAGAAGAATCTTAGTCCTGAAGATTATAAAAAGTTAAACGAAGAATTTGAGGCTAAGTGGGCTTCAGGTGAGAACATCGAATTTTAAGGATAAGTTATGGCTCAGAAAAATTTACATATTAACATTCGGATTGGATTACAGCAGGTACAGAGAGCGGTTGGTGCTTTAAGCAGACGGCTTAATCTGTTACGGTCTTCGTTACGTGCTGTGTTCCGTACAGGTGTGGTTGCTGGTTTCTTTGCTGCTTTGCGAAGCGGTATGAAAGTTATTACCAATTTGCAAGATTCTGTTAAGCGATTAGCAAGTGAGTTTGCTCAGTTAAGAATGAAGGCGACAGAAACCGCAGCGATTATTACTAAGGGTGGTGCGGGCTTTACTTCTGCTTTTGAACAGGCCCTTACTATGTCCCGGGATCTTTCTACCCAGATTGGATTTAGTGCACAGCAAATTCAAGAGGGGATGGTCACGGCTGCTCGTTCTGGTTTACAGTTGAATGAATCTTTGACGATTACCGGAACGGCTATGCAGTTGGCTACGGCTCATGGTGAGGAGTTTCAGAGTACACTGAATGATTTAATTGGTGTTACTCGGGCGTTTGGTGTAGAGCTCTCAGAAATCCCGGTGTTTGCTGACGCCTTGACTACGGCTGTTACCGAATCGAATGTGAGTTTGTCTGGGTTATTCCAAGGTTTAAAGAACGTAGCTTCGGTTGCGTCAACGGCTTTTGGTGAAACAAGAGAAACGATTGTTGATACGACGGCTGCCTTGATGACCTTGAATGATGCTGGTATTCAGAGTCAGAAGGCTGGTACTCGTTTACGTGCTGCTTTTCAGAAGTTGTTAGGTGGTACGGCGAGAACAACGGCTGCGTTTACAAAGTATGGAGTTAATCTCTTTCGAGCTAATGCGGAGTCTCAGAGATTTTTAGGGACTTTGACAAATGGTCAGAGAGCTATGGCGAATACAGAAGAACGGTTGAATGAATTAAAGAATCGTCAGTTTGAATTGGTTGTGGCCGGAAAAGAGAATACAGAAGAGTTTATGAATATTCAGTCTGAGCTTGATGGACTAAATGGAAAGCTCGGGACACTGGAAGAAGGCTTGGATAATGTTTATCGTCAGTTTACTTTGGCCGGAGGTAAGTTAAAACCGTTCTCTGAGATTATTAAAGAGATTGGAGATAAGGCTCCTGCTGAGGTTATTGGTCGAGCTTTTGGTATTCGTGGTGGTGAGGCTATCATGCGATTATTAAAAGACGTAGATAAGTTTGATAAATTTAAGAAATCTATCGAAGGATATATTCAGGCGTCTGAAAAAGGACAGAGTATTACTACGGATATGTATGCTCGCTTCTTAGATACGGTCTTGGTTGGTTGGATGAAGATTAAGAATACTGCAATGGCTATCTTAGGAGAGATTGCGGATGGTTTCTTTGAGGCAGTCAAACCTCTTATGGGCCCGGTACAGTATGCCTTAGATCAAATCTTTAATGCAGTCAAGGCAAACAAAAACTCTTTTAAACAGATTTTTACGGGAGTCTTAAAACTTCTGCAACCAGCTTTAGCTTATTTGCAAATTTGGGCGGTGAAGTTTGGTAATGCCATGAAGGATGTTTTTACCCCGGGTAAATCTGTAACCTTACCCTTTGTAAAGAAAGGTAAGTATGGAACCGATATTGAAGACCGAGAGGTTGGAGGTTCTGTGGGAGAGAAGATTCGGGCAATGTTCCAGTCTATTGCTTCTGTGGTTGTTGAAACTATGGATAAGGCAATGCGGGCATTATCTCCGGCATTTACTTTCTTAGCTCAGATTTTTGCGGATGCTTTAGAAGCAGCTTTTAGAGTTAAGGCTAAATTGTGGGAGAATATTGGTGCCTTAATTGCGGGTGCTATGGTCAAGGCTTTTGTGACTGGATTAAAAGCAGAGTTACCAGATATTTTAAGATCTATTGGTGACCTCTTTAAAAATTTAGGTGTGCCAGAAAAATTACGCTTGGGTGGAAAACGCTTTGGTATGGATATTCCATTACCTACTCAAGAAGGTTTATATAATGTTGCAGATAAAATGGATGCTCAGGCTACAGTTAAACCTAAATCTGGGGCTTCCAGTGAGTCTGGTGTAAGTCGATTTGGGACTTTCTTAGATAAATTAATGGGAGCCGGACAGGAAGCAGAAAAGTCTGGGAAGAAAGTAGAAAAGGTTGGTAAAGCATTTATTAATTTTGGAGATGGATTACAAGAAGTGAATTTGGGTGCTTTAGAACAAGGTAGTAAAGATATGAATAAAATTTTTACTAAGGTTGAAAAAAGTTCTGAGATGTTTGGGAACGCAATTATTCAGGCTAATAATAAGGCCAGTCGAGCTCTGGCGGTTGCTCAGAGTACGCAGAGACAAGTGTTCCAGTCTCAGAAAAAATCAAAGTAAGGTGAGCTATGGTAGTTAATGCGCCAAAAAGAATAAAATGGAAATCGACAGACTTAGGAGATTATGGGTATGTCTTTTTCGATTATCAGGGTAATTTAGATGTTCAGATTATTCCTCGGGCTAAAGGTGTAAAAATTCGCTCTACTACGGAGATGGGTGGAGGTTTACTCAATATCACTGTGGTGGCTTTAGTGGCAAAGGATAGTCGGACTTCTCTCGAAGAATATATTAGTGGATTTGATACTTTGTTGACTTTAAATACTGAAGGTACTTTGCAGATTACTGATGACAACGGTACAATCAATTTAACAAATTGTTATTTAGACTCTTTTACACAATCGGCAGAAGATTTAAAAGTCAATACGATTACGTTTAAATTTATCAAGTCGTTATAAGGATAAAGAAACGAATAAACTGTTTTATAAAAAGGTGATATATGGCTTGGTTAGACGGTTGGACATACAGAAAAAAATTAACGGTAGCTTCAACTGAGATAGATTCTACTCTCTCAAATTTTCCTGTACTTATATCTTTATCTACATTAAATTTTGATTTTGATAAAGCATTATCTAATGGAAATGATATTCGATTTACTTCTTCAGATGGAGAAATAGAATTAAAGTTTGAGCGGGAAAAGCATAGCAGTGTAGATGAGGAGGCTTATTATTGGGTTAAAGTTCCATCGGTATCTGATAGTGTTGATACGGAATTTTATATGTATTATGGTAATGATGAGGCGTCGGATGGGGAAGATGCTGAGAGTGTTTGGGATTCTAATTATAAGTGCGTTTTACATGCGACTACAGATAATAATTTTAATGATTCAACTAATAATAATAATGATGGAACGGCTTTAGGAGATGCAGAATTAAACTCTGCTAATAAGAAGGTTGGAGAACAGTGTATTAAACTTGATGGTTCTGGTGATGTAATCAGGATTGATAATACATCCGATTTTGCTTTTGGTACAGGGGATTTTAGTATTAGATGTTGGGTTAAATTTAATGCTATGGCAGGAGGCCCATATAATATTTTAGCATATTCTACGGCTTCAGGGTCTGTTCAGTTTTTTCTTGAGGCGGGCCAGTTTAAAATTTGGGGTATGTCTTCAATAGTTTTAGAGACTTCTGGATTTTCTGGATCAACTGGTAATTGGTATTTAGTTGAATTTTCTCGGAGTGGAAATAACTGGGAAATTAAAGTAGGTAATACTGTATATGCTTCAACTTCTGATAGTCGATCTTTAGGTACACCTAATCATACTAGACAGATTGCAATAGGGGCTGAAGTTACCTCTCCCGGATATAGTCAATTTTTAAATGGATATATAGATGAGTATAGAATATCAAAAGGTGTTAAAAGAACATCGGCTTGGATGAAGGCTGTTTTGGCTTCTGAAGAGGATACATTACTCACTTATGGATCAGAAGAAGAAGAGGGAACCAGTGCTGTGGTTGGGGATATTAACCCGGCTTTACAATGGCAGGCATTGATTCGCCAACAGTTAAATCCTTCTTTACAGTGGGATACAAAAGCTGTTGCCCAGAAGGAGCCGAAGTTACAGTGGAAGACATCGTTGGGTGTTAAACATTTACCAAATATTGTCAATTATCCATTTTACTTTTCTAATCCGACTACTCAAACCAGTGAAGTTCCTTTATTAATTTCCGGTTGTCCTGTTGGATTTTCTATGTATCTTGGGGATACGGGAAGTAGCGGACAAACAACAATAAAGGTGTATGCGGGTGAAGTTTTAAAAGCAACAAAAACAATTGGTGCTACTGATAGCAATTCCTATATCGACTACTTTGATTTAGATACGATTGTTCATCCAGCTGACACTTTCTCTGTAGAAATTACAGAGGTGGCTACGGGTGCGTCTGATCTTAAAGTAAATCTTTATTTAATAACATTTCCATATCGTTTGGAGGAAATGTATTATGAAAATATTTTTGGGGCTCGGACAATTCATGGAGAAGAGAGTAAGTATTTATTTTTATCTGCGGATTATTGGACTATTGATTTTAACCAACCATTAGGTGAGGTTGTTTCAATTAAGACAGTAAAAAATGATGTCGAAACAACTGCGACTTATTCTGTTGAAAATGGTGTATACTACAATAATCAATTAAGGATTACACCGCCTTCAGCATTGCCTGATAGCATTAGGGTTGTGGTTAAAGACTTAAAGAATGATAAACATATTTTTGATTTAGAACCAAACTTTGAAGAGAACACTGTAGATGTTCCCGAATACATTACGGCAACAGAAGAGGCTGTCAGTTATGGAACAGATTTGGCTACAGGTGGAACGGCTTCGGCTGATTCGGAAGAGGCTGGTTTTGAGGCAGGTAAAGCCTTTGATGATAATGATACGACATATTGGAAGTCTACTTCTACGGTATCTAATTTGGCTTATGCTTTAACCAGCGCAAAGCAGATTAAGAAAATTGCGATAAAAGCTGTTTTAGATGGTGGAGATAGCACGGTTAAAAGATGGGTTATTTCTGGTTCTAATGAGGCCAGCCCAGATATTTCTGATGAAGATGATTGGACGTATATTGCCGGAGGAATCCTTGAAAATAATGGAGATCTTCAGGAGTTTACTTTTTTAAATGAGAATACTTATATCCATTATAGAATTACGGTATTAGATAATTACTCTGAGACAGGTTTTGCGGGGATTTATGAAGTGTCGATGTATGAAAAATCTGTGACTATGAACGGCCAGCATCAGTTTTATTCTTATGTGCCGTTATTGTATTATCAATATAGTTTTGATGGAGGTTCTACGTGGAGTGATTTGGATACATTTGATTCAAATTATTTAGATGTAGATTTAACAGATCAGGCTTCCGGGACAGTGAGTATCTTGTTAAGATTGTTTCAAACGCAGGATTCTTTTCAGGATAGCTTTACAGTGGAATATACCGGAGATCCTTTGGACTGTTATGCGGAATTTGATGGAGACAGTTTTGAATTTTATTATTCTGATATTGTTCCATTTGCGAATTTAATTCTGTATGTAGATGATGAGATTTATTCTCAGATTTCACCAACCATGGCAGATGGTTTTGATGATCCAACTTTTCCAGATACAGAAAGTTTAACTGTGGCAGATGGGACGTTTTATTATAATGGCGCAGTTTATAGTCATAGTGGACAAACGTATGATTTAGCTGCTTTGGGTTTAGATGATGAAGGTAATGGTGATATGATTATTGTTTTTGGTTTTAATACTAAAGATTTAATTTTTGAGGTAAAGTTTCATGCAGAGGGAGAGTCTTTGGCAGACTTTTATCCAATTGTCGAAGGTACCTTAAATGTGGCTGATTCTACTTTTTATAAGGTTGTTGACCAAGCTGAATATATTTTTACACCAGAGGAATTTGAATTAGATTTAGAAACCGATTCTGAATTGAGATTAGTTTTTGAAGATGTTACGGGTAGAACAAAAACTTTTGAATATAATTATGTGAAGACTTTTTATAATGTTTGGAGAACCTTGACTGTAACTGATGGAGATGGTAATGAAGTTTTACCGGGTCAAATTCATCAAGAAACAGAATTAACGTACACTGTGGATACGGAGGAATAAAATGGACGAATATGTAATGAACGATCAAAATACGGCGAAGGAAGTTTTAGCAACCATTACGGTGCCGATTGTGTGGAGACCTCTACAAATCGATCAACATAGGATGACCGGGGAGAAAGAGCTTATTCAATATGGAAGTTGTGTTGGTTGTATTCCTCCACCAACTCATCCAACTGATCCGGATGGTTATTGGAATTATCCGTATAATACAAACACTACTGGAGCTTGGACTGAGGGAGGTACTGTTTCTATAGGTAGGGCATTAACGATTCAAGAAAATATTTCTATTAAAGTGGCGAACGGTGCAGCTTGGGTACCAACTAGCGATCACAGTGCGATATGGTGGATTTATTCTTCGACTCTTAAAAGTATTCTTACTCAATATACGGTTGAAATTGATTGGGGAAAGACTATGGAGAAGGTTAATAAAAAATATTCTAATTATTTGTATCAAATTGGTGGAGCCGAGATAACAGATATTAATGGAGAAAATCCTGCTAATATGTATGAGGATGGCTATGCAAGCCTGGAGGATACGAAGACACAATATAATCGGTTTAGTTTTTCAGAAGATGATATTCAGAATCCATTTTCTTATGAAGATTCGATAGCAAAAAATGAGGCGTATTTTGAAGAAGGTCAAAATAATGGACTAAATTATTTTACGTTAATTGATTGGAATAACTCTTCTTTACAAGGAGCTTCGCCGGATTCTACATTTAATGATGATGTCATTGCTTTAAATGGACAGGAAGGTTCTGTTACGGATTTTAGAACAATCCCAATGTATTTAACTGTTCAGCTTATTGATGAGTATGTGGGTTCTGCTGCCCCAGATTTTGAAGATCCTGAAGTTATTGAACAGGGTGATGAGAGCGATGAAAGCTCGAACAGTATTAGCACTAGTGGAGGTTCTTCTGGTAGTGGTATGAATCGGACAGAGACTAATTATGGAAATTCAGTGTTACCTTTTGATTCTGTTTATTTGCCCGGGACAGCGTATTCTAATTTTTATAGTGCCGGAGGTGGTGTGGTTTCGGAATCTGGAATTTTTCCTAGTACGGATGTATTTTTTGTGGAGAAAGTTAATCTTAGTGTAGAAGGAAGTTCTGCTACAATTGTTGAACATGTTAAGTTTGATGAGACACCTTCGTTGGAAATTAGTGAGAAAGTTTTTATTTATATTTTAGATTCAACAAATCCTTATCAACCAGTTTTTGCAGGTTATGTTAATAGTTATTCTCGAGAACTTTTACCTGAAGGTCAGAGGATTGTTTATGAGTGTAAGGACTTAGTGTTTTATTTAGATCAATTTGTGTCGCCAAATTATTATATTTATCGGCCACCTTTATATAATGATGAGGGTATCGTTAAAACTTATGACCAAGTTTTGAAAGAGATTCTTAATTTGGCTGGGATTCCAAACGCTGTTGTTAGCTTACCAACAGCAACTTGTCCTCCGGTAAATTGGATCTATGAATCTCTTGAAAGTATTCTTGAATGGGCCCTAAAGATGTTTGGTAAATATGTTTATTATGTGGATCGAAACGGGCGTTTAAGAATTCGAGCAGTAGATTCTGGTTCTGTGGTTAAATCCTATGCAGTACCTTCGGAAGGAGATGTTTTAACAGACTCTCATGTGGTGACAAGATTTCAGCCGATTGTAGATAATAGTAGGACAAGAAGTCGAATTATCTTAACCGGAGACTTTGAATTAAGAGAACATAAAGTAACCGCTAATTATGAGGATACTCCGGGATACGTTACACATAGGACGCAGAATCCTTTAATTGATCGGTTGATCAGTAATCCTGAAAGCGGGCCGACGGCGAAATTGTATAGAGGGTTCTTTGCAACCACAAGTCAATACTCTTATCAAATTGGAGAGGCAAATAAAGATCTTCCTATTACACAGTTAGCAACAGAACCGGGAAACAGTTTTATTTATATTGAAGATGTATCTTTGAATTATGCAGGTAAGACGCAGATTACTTATCAGTATGTTACCCGGTCATTAGAACCAATTCAGGTAATAGCGGATACAGGTTTATCTGGTGGGACTGAGGTTATTAAAAGACCTGAATTTAAAAAGATTCAGGGCCCCGGGGTTAATGTGGATGATCAGGCTTTAATGAACAGTTATTTAAGTTTGATTAAACAGTTTTATAAACCGACGTATGGTGGAGCATTATCTCTGGTCGGGTTAGACACGTCGATTCAACTTTTAGATAAGGTTTCGGTAACAGGAACATCATTACCTTCTTCGGAGGCAGCGAGTTTAACGGTTTATGGAATTGAATATAATATTCCAGAGAAAACTACTCGGGTGGAGTTATCAAATAAAGTTTACTATAATATGCCTTATTTTGATATTCTTCGAGAAAGAACTCGAAGAACAAATGAAACCTTGGTTAAGGCTGGACAGATTGAATTAGGTTCACTTTATAAACGGTTATGATAAGGAGAAATGATAATGATTAAATGTGGAAATTGTGGTAAAGAGTTTGATGATACAAAACAGGTTGAGGTCGCTATGGGTGCGGTTGAGTGCCCGGAATGTAAAGCCGTGCTCGATCAGGAAGGAAAGGTTCTTCAGAAAAAGATGGATACTTTCTTTTCTCGTTTGGTTAATAATCGTCGGCCTTATGTTGATAATCGAGAAAATCATACTTGTGAGTGTGTGGATTGTGGTTATACCAAAAAGACATCGAAGCATTGTAAAGATATTAAGTGCCCGGATTGTGGTGGAGAAATGCGAAGTAAAGAACGCCCGGGATCTGG